TTTATTCGTCCGGCTGATCGTCGTGAGTGACGTATCCGAGCCAAATAAGGTCATTCATCGAACGCCAGAATTCTTCGGTTATTTCGAAGTCGCTGGCGCCGCCACTGATCCAGCCACGTTCGCGCCAGTCGCTCAGTATTCCTCGCTCTTCCTCGTTTACCTTGCTTGGCTCGATGTTGCTGCCATTGACAAGGCAATGCTGTGCGTAGGGCATCAGGCGCAGTTCACGCTGACTGATTTCCTTGCCTAGTAACTCCAGAGACTTCTTCTTTATCTGGATTGTGAGCTGCCCGCGTTTAGCCATTTCTTCCTGCTCCATTGTCCTCTTGGTCAGCACGGTGCCTCCCATGGAATGAACTATAGGATAGTTGGTACACCAACGCAAGAAGAAAATTAGGTTATCCGTGATTTCGTGCTTCGACCTGCTCAGGCTTCCCAAACATCGCCGCCGCCTTATCCCCCGACGAGTCGCCATCGGTTGGAATCCAGCGCCCGTATACCCGCGCAATCATGAGCCAGGATGCGTGGCCCATCTGCTTGGCCACCCACATAGGATGCTCGCCCGCGCTCAGCATCATGGATGCGTAGGTGTGCCGGGTCTGGTACGGGTTCCGGTAGCGCACGCCTGCCCGGCGGATGGTCGGTGTCCACAATGACTTGCGCAGCTCCTGGTCACCGTTGAATGCCCGGTTGTGCCTCGGGTCGTGGAATATCGCGCCCCCTGCTATATAGGTGTGTTCTCGCTGGGCCTTCAGCGCCTCGAACGACATGGGCAGTAGGCGCACACTGCGCACCCCTGCCGCTGTCTTCGGCGTCTCTGCCTCGCTGGCTGCCGCCGTCAGCCCCCGCGACACCCTCACTTCCCCTCGATGCCAGTCAATGTCGCCCCACTCCAGCGCGACCAGCTCCGACGTGCGCAGGCCGGTCCAGAAGGCGAACTGCAACAGGTTCCTATACTGCCCGGTCGCCGCCGCCAGAATGGCCCGCTGCTCGTCCGGCGAGAAAGGATCGATCTCGTCCTCGGTGCGCGGCTTGCCCTTCACTGAATACGTCCAGCCGGCCAGTGAGTTCGATTCGATCAGCTCGTCGTCCACGGCATCGCTCAGGGCCGAGCGCAGGCAGCTTTGCACGTTGGCCAGCCGCTTGTTGGTCGCCGACATCTTGGCCATGGCCGCCTTGACCTCTTTGCGCGTAACAAACGCTAGTGGGAGCGAGCCCAGCGCCGGAACCAGCACCCCCGCAACGATCTTGCGGTAACCGTCCAGCGTGGACGCCTTCAATATGCCGGCCTTGCGCTCAAGCCATTCGTCCAGGTACTGGCCCAGCGGAACCTGCCCCGACTGGCCGACAGCCGATGCCGCCCGCTTCGACCGGGGAAACGCCTCGGCATAGTCAAACTCGCCCCGGTGGATCGCCAGGTCAATCGACGCCTTCTGCTGCTGCGCCCGCTTCAGGTTGGCCGGCGTAGGCTCCAGCGGCAGGCGCTCCCGGCACTGATTGCCCTCGACCATGAAGCTGATCTCGATACTGCTTTTCGATGCCGCACGCACCCCGCGCTTCGCAGCCATACGCCACCCCTGACGATTCGTTTGTTTGGCCGATAGTTTAGATCAGTGCTTCACGCTGATCGCGAACACTTCGACCGGATCGGCGCCAAAATGCGGATGGGTCAAGGTCGTTATGCGGTATCCATGCCACGGCAAGGTCAGGCGCCGGGCGCGGTCGTCGCGCTTGGGATAGCCCCGGGTCAGTTCGATACTGTCATAGGTCCGACCTTCCAAGCGCTTGCGCCAGTACGGGGTAATCAATCGAAACTCTTCGGGCTTTGTTCCGTCTTTGATGGCGTCGAAGTATTCGCCCTTGAGGGGCAGCGTCAGAACTCGCATGATTGTTCCTCGCCCGCCGTACACCGGCAGGCTCTTGTATGGGGTAGGGGTTAGGCTAGGTGACCGATAGGTCGGAAACTCCAGCACTTGCACTCTTTGTCGTCGCAGTAGGACTGCCCAACCCAGTCAGGCATCAGATCGCCCCGGAAGCGCTCAATGCGCGAATGGGTATATCCGCTTCGCTGAATGTCTTTGATGAATCGCTGGAGATCATTTGCGTTGTCTTTCCGCTCCGGCTGATCCCATCGGCTCATGACTATTCGGCCGCACGTCGTCGATCCATGGTCCATGTGCCCCATATGTTTCGGAATATCGCTCATGGCTTCACGCTCCAGGTGCTTCCATCAGCCAGCGAATCCAGCCGGATCAGCTTCAGGCCGCCCGTCAGGTGATGCAGGATCGCGAACTCTGCAGAAGTGCGAGCCAGCGAGTAGGTGCGCCCGGTCGGGCGGTGGGTGCAGGTTGTTTCCATGCGGGTTACTCCTGGCTGAGGATGTCGAGTTGGGCCTTGGCGCATTCGTCGGGGCCGTGCGGCAGGCGGTTCGGCTCGATTACTTCGTACTCACTGTCATCACCGTGATGACCAGCTTCACGTCGAGACTCGTTGTCGAACTTGTCGCGCAACGACTTGCTGATCTTTATTTCGTGGCGCGGTACGGCAAGGAAGGCCTGTAGCTCGGCGTCAGTCATGGCGTCCATCTTGAGGATGGCCAGCTGCATGACTTCGCTGATTTCTTCGGTGCCTGATCGCTCCCGGATGCGGTCCATTGCCTGATGAATGCCGGGCCGGACCTTGTGCCTCAGTTCTTTCTCGTCGTACTGCTCGCGCTTCTTCGCGGCCTTCGCCGACCGTTCCTTCGTGCTCTTCGCCATGTTATGCCGCCTTCCTTTGGTTCCATGCCCCGGCGGCCTCGAACAGCTGGGCCGCCTGCCTTTCTTCCAGTGATGTTTCGTAGGGGATCGCAATCCAGCCGCTCGCAGCCAGGTGCTGAGCATTGCAGGAATCTCGCAGTTCGATATAGAAGTGCTCGATCACGTCCGATATGTTGGCCGCCAGATGCACGCCTACGGGCGAAACCTCGACGGACTTGCAGTATTCGGCCCCGGCCTGGTCGATACACATGCAGCTGATGTAAATCGTCCATCGGTGCGCTATTTCAAAGATGGCGCTACCGATTTGATGGCTGATAATTCGGCGGGAGTTGGCCGCGTTGAACAGCGACTGCTTGCCGCTCGGGTCGATGTTCACGATGCAAGTGTGGTTGGTCCGCAGCAGTGACCGACAGGCTCGCTCGACCCTGGCCCGCATGTTGTTCGGTTTGCGCTTTTTCATTCGATAGCCCGCTCGCTGGCAGTTGGTGCTGGGCAAGGCGCGCACGCTGGCGCACCAAGGATTTGATCATTCGCACGAAGACGGCCCTGGGAAGGCGATGCGGTAGGTGTTAACCAGCCGGTCCATCCTGTGCCAGCCGATGCCTATCTGATTCCGCACCTTGAGCTTGCTCAGGCCGATCTGCGCCAGCGCATTGATCCGCTCGACTAGCGCCTTATCCTCACCCGGCTTTACATGCCTGCTGCCTGGGTTGCGCCCGGCGCCATTGCGCAGGCTGATTCCCGACAGCTTGCAGACCTTCGTTATCCGGTCCTGAGAAATGCCCATGTGCTTGGCCATTTCCGTCTTGGTCATCGTTTCGCTCAGCGTTCGGATCTGATCGGCCATCTGTCGTAGCTCGATCTCTTCCTGCGTCAGCTGAGGCTCTGTTCGTGCCGGGCGGGGTCGGAATTCAAACGATTCGATTTCGTGGACCTTTCCGCCAGAGCGTAGGAACGCTTCTTGTGCAGAGGCCAGTGTCGATCGGTCAATAATTCGGAGGTCGTTGTATTGGTTCATTTGGCACCCAAAGGAAAGGGCGCTCATGGCGCCCTTTTGGTCGGTTAAGTCGTCTTGATGGTCAAGCGCCGATCAGGTTGTGGAGTGGCGCAAACGGTATGTCATCTTCCCAGGTCTCTTTTTGAGGGCCTTGCGCGGCCTGCTGGCTTTGCTGGTTCGATGCATGCTGAGCTTGGGGTTGTCGTTGCGGCTGCTGGCGGGTCTGCTGGCCATCATTGGCCGGAGGCGATCCGGCAAACTTGATGATGATCACCTTTCCGGTGAGCTTGGTTCCTTGGGTGCCGTCGCTCTTCGAATAGGTCTCGACGTGAGCATCATCGATGGTGAAGTGGATCTGCTGGCCCCTGACCAAGTAGGGTGCCATTGCCTCGGCCTGCTTGCCCCACAAGGTGGCATCGACCCATTGAGTGGGGCGCTTGCCGTCCTGGCCCTTCCGGCCGTATTCGCAGGCAATGGCAAGGTTTGCCACGGCATCGCCGGCAGGGGTGAAACGAACTTCGGTGTCGCGGCCAATACGGCCTACGTCGGTCAATGTTGGCATTTCGATATTTCCTTGAGGTTGAGCCCCGGCAGATCCGGGGCCTAAATGGTTAAGCAGCGATC